ATCTCGTGAAGTACTTGTCTGCTTGGGGTTTAGATGCTCCGGAAAAGTCTGATCATCCGCTGTTTGTCGGTCATAATGCCGAAAAACTGACACGGGCAGGTGTTGCATATATCCTCAGCAAATACGCATCCGCTGTCCGTGAGAAAGATGCAAGCATTATCCCAACCATAGTGTCGCCGCATATGCTTCGGCACAGCAAGGCCATGCATTTGCTTCAAGCCGGGGTGAATCTCGTATATATTCGAGACTGGCTGGGTCATGCCAGTATCAAAACTACGGAAATCTACGCAAGGGCAGACTCCGAAATGAAACGGACAGCCTTGCAGAAAGCGGCTTCCGCAGTTATGCCGCAGCAGAGTCGGCAATCATCATGGTCAGAAGACGTTGAGCTGATGAAGTGGTTGAGCTCTCTTGGTAAGTGAAAATGTTATGCAAAGTCATTTGACGGTTAAGCCGCTTGCTACGCGGCTTGCCGCCATTGACTCAGCATAACGTTCTTCTTGCCATAATGTATCTTATGCAAAGCTTCACATAAGATACATATTCACCTGGACGGCGCTAACCATACGCCCAGGAGCATCAGAAACTTTATCAACATTATCGCCAGCAAGAACGACCTTTTTTACAAGGCCCTGCAGATAGAACCGGAAAGGATGCGGTTCTGCAAGAAGATGGACGCGGCCCTGGTGGATAAAATGAACCAGCTAAAACCGAAGACGATGGCGGCGATAGAGGATATCTGGTACGCGGGTTACAACGAAAGCCGCGGCCGCCATTATCACAATAGCAGGTGCCATTTTTTGAACCTGCACAGCTTTTTTAACGGCCATCATACGGTTGAGCTGCGGGGCTTCAACAGCGAGCTGCACGCGGGAAAAATCAGAAGCTACATAGTTTTAGCCCTGGCGCTGAACCACCAGGCTTTGACCTAAAAGAGCGCCAGCGCTAAAAAGCCTCAGGTTGAAAACGAAAAGTTCGCCATGAGGACCTACTTGAACCGCATCGGTTTTATCGGGGACGAGTTCAAGAACTGCCGCGAGCACCTTTGCAAACACCTGGAAGGTTCCGCGGCCTGGCGGTTTCGCGCGGCATAGCTAAGGCGGCCTCCTGCTTATGGCGTTTACAATATACTATATTCTTAGGACAGGCCGCGCGAGGAGGAAGAGACGATGAGCGAGGAAACCAATAAAATATATTTGGCCTACGGCAGCAATTTGAACCGAGAGCAGATGGCCTGCCGCTGCCCCGACGCCAAGGTGCTGGGAAGTTCCAAGCTAAACGGCTACCAGTTGATATTTAGGGGAAGCAAGGCCGGCGCGGTTGCTACGATAGAAAAACGCAAGGGCGGCAGCGTTCCGGTACTGCTCTGGGAGATTACGGCCCGCGATGAGGAAGCGCTTGACCGCTACGAAGGGTATCCGATTTTGTACCGCAAGGAAACGGTCAAGGTGCGTTTAGACGGCCAATGGGTACCGGCGATGGTATATATCATGAATGAGGGCAGGCCGCTGGGTGTTCCGAGCAGGTATTACTACGACATTATATGGCGGGGCTATGCGGAGGCGGGCTTTGATACAACCGTCTTAAGCGAGGCGGTGCGGGAATCGGCGGTGGGAGCGCGAGCCAAGAACCGCTTATGACCGATAAAATCATCGAGCAGATATTAACCATTCGGGACAGTGGGGTAACCAACATGTTTGATGTAAAACACGCCCAGCGTGAAGCGTACCGCAAAGGTTACTATGAACTGGCCGTTTTCCTCGAGGAACATCGTAAGGAATACGCAAAATTCATTCTGACCGGGGAAAGCGAGTAAACCGGCAAGACAACAGAATCCGTTGGCATTTATGAAGGGACTTCAGCGATGAGGTTCCTTTTGTTACTGTTTAATTTTATGGAAGGAGGCGGCAAAGCTGCGCAGGCTGAAGAAATACCAACCCACAAGATTTATGGCCAATGGCTCGAAGTATGATAAGCATACCGCTGATAACGCCGTCACCTTTATCAATTGCCTGAAGCATACCAAGGGTGAATGGTACGGTTTGCCCTTTGACCTGATAGACTGGCAGGAGCAGATTATCCGCGACGTGTTTGGCGTCTTAAAGCCCAACAGCTGCCGGCAGTTTAACACCGCCTATGTCGAAATCCCGAAGAAACAAGGCAAATCGGAGCTTGCCGCGGCGGTTGCCCTACTTCTGACCTGCGGAGACTTTGAGCATGGCGGCGAAGTGTATGGATGCGCTTCAGACAGGCAGCAGGCCTCCATCGTATTTGATGTGGCGGTGGATATGGTGGAGCAGTGCCCGGCGTTAAAAAGCAGGATCAAGCCGGTGCTTTCCCAAAAGCGGCTGGTATATAAGCCGCTGGGGAGCTTCTAACCGGATCCCGGAAGAACTGGGCGGCGACCTGTACCTCATCAACGGCAACATGACCAAGCTGGCCGACGCCGGCGTGTTTGCCCTTAAAAATACGGCGGAAATGGAGGCAAGAAACCTTGAAGAAAAAATTCTGGAACTGGGTTAAGAACCAGGAAGGCCGGACCCTCTACCTTGACGGGGCTATAGCCGAGGAGACCTGGTTCGGCGACGAGATAACCCCTAAACAATTTAAAAACGAGCTATTCAGTGAAAGCACCGGCGGCGCGGAGCTTGGCGTTACCGCTGCTTCAGCAACGGCTATTACGGTAGATGAGATCATGGACCTGTTTTACAGCCTGAAATCACCATACCGTAAAAATGCTGTATTCGTGATGAACGATTCCACTGTCAAAGCCATCAGAAAATTAAAGGACGGAAACGGCCAGTATCTCTGGCAGCCATCGATTACCGCCGGACAGCCGGATACCATCTTGAACCGACCGGTTAAGACCTCGGCCTATGTACCGACCATCGCGGCCGGGGCAAAGACCATCGCCTTCGGCGACTTTTCCTACTACTGGGTGGCGGACAGGCAGGGCAGGTCTTTTCAGAGACTGAACGAGCTTTATGCCGCCACCGGGCAGGTGGGATTTAAGGCAACACAGCGAGTTGACGGCAAGCTGATTCTTCACGAAGCCATCAAGGTACTGCAGATGAAAGCGTAGGTGTGAGTTATGAGCAATGTAAAAAACTACACTGAGCAAGGCGGGGAGAAAACCGTCATCGGCGGAGAGCTTGAGATTGCGGTTGGCGGTAAATTTACCTTCGCAGGTACTGAACTTAAGCCTGCAGGAACTCAAGCTGACAGTACGGCATCAACGATTGAAGGCCTGGTAACCGATTTCAATGCCCTCCTCGCTAAGCTTAAAGCTGCGGGGTTAATGGCAGCCGAGTAATGAAAGGCGGTGGGCGTATTGGTACTTACTTTGGGGGAAGTAAAACTGTATCTAAAAGTAGACGGTGATGAAGACAATACGCTCATCACCGATCTCATAGGTGCCGCCGAGGAACTCTGCCAGGACATCCTGCGCTTTCCCTTGAGCGAATTTACCGAAGTACCGGAAACAGTCAAGCAAGCCCTGCTCTATGCCATCGGCAATCTCTATGAACTGCGGGAGGCAGTGGACATGAAAGCATTAATTGAGTTTATGACCAGGCTCTTGTTCGCCTACCGCCGGGAAGGGTGGTAATTATGAAGAAGCGCGATTTAATAGGTCAGATGCGGCAGCGGATTGCCTTGCAGGCCAAGACTATCACCAAGTCAGAAGGCATCCCCCTGGAAAACTGGACTACAGTTGCAACCATCTGGGCAGCAGTTGAAGACATATCGGGAAAGGAATACTTCCAGGCGGGGGCCATGCAGTCGGAGGTCACCACCCGGATTAAAATCCGCTACCGAACCTGGATAACTCCCTCAATGCGGGTACTATATGGCTCCCGGGTATTTCAAATTCTGTCGGTAATCGATAAGGATGAACGGCACCGCGTAATTGAACTGATGTGCAAGGAGGTGATCCCCGGTGGCGGGTAATATGACCCTGGAAGGTATGGACGAAATTTTAGATAGGCTAAAGGAACTGGGGCAAAGAGCCGCTCCGGCAGAGAACCAGGCCCTCTATGCCGGAGCCAAGATCGTCCAGGAAAACGCCAGCCAAGGAGCGCCTCGCAGTTTAGAGGCCAAGGAGCATCTGGCAGACAATATCGTGATTTCCGAACCAAAGCAGGATGAAAACGGCAAATACGTGGAGGTGGGGCCAAAGGCTCCCTTTTTTTATGGCAAATTTCTGGAGTACGGCACCTCCAAGATGACTGCTCGCCCTTTCATGGGTCCGGCCCAAGCCGAAAGTAAGAAACAGGTGATGGAAACCATCAGGCAGACCTTGAAAGCGGGGCTTGACCTATGATCAATGTCAAACCGGAAGTCCTGGCGGCTTTAGAGGAAAACACTGATCTGCTGGCTTTATTGGGCGGGCCTCATATCTACCAGTTGAAAGCGCCGGAGGGCCTAAATAAATACATTACTTTGTTTGAGTTAACCAATTTTGACTGTGCCTGGGCGGACGGCACTGCTTTTATGGCTGAGGTGCACCTGCAAGTGGATGTGTGGGTAAAAGCAGGCAGCACCTCCCCTATTGCCGCCGAGGTGGACAAAACCATGAAATCTTTAGGCTTTAAAAGGACTAGTAGCGCCGATCTTTATGAAGACGATACCAAAATATTTCACAAAGCGCTCAGGTATGTGACTGAGCGGGAAGTTGAAGGAGGTTAAAAAATGGCAGGGGTACAAGTAGGCTTAAACAGCCTGTATTA